GGCCGCCCATCGCCGGGTCCAATCCGAGAGGAGCCGCTCGAGGTCGCGCGCGGAGGGGCGGCGCGGAGCTCGTCGATCGACGGCGTCGTCGCGATACCCCGCGGCGCGAGCTGCGGACCCCTGCGCCGCGGCGAGGGCGTAGGCCCGGGCGCGGGACGCCTCGTCGCCGGCGGCGTAGGTGTAGGCGCGGCCTCGATCTCCCCACCGATAGGCCGGCCGGCCTCCGACGGTCACACGGCGGACCGGCATCCGTCAGCCCTCGCCATCGCGCGTCGACCGCCTGTGCCACGCGGGTAGGAGGTCGAAGTCTCCGACGTATCGAGGATTGTCGGGCCGGCCGGCCGCGAGCAACCGCAAGAACGCTTGGACGCGCGCGAGGGCCCACCCGGATCGGGAGGCCGCGGGATCGTGCGAAGCCGAATAGGCCCCAGCTCCGCGCCGGTAGACTGATCGGAGCGTGCCGAGGTCCACCCCGCGGCGGTCCTCCGGATCGAGCTCGTCGAGGTAGCCGCGGAGGATCTCGTCGGTGGCGGCGTTGATCTGGATCCCGCCGCGCGTCGTTGAAGCGGATCCCCGCTTGTTTTTTGTGCTGCCGCTCACCCGATCCGAGGGCGGCGCGGGTTCCGAGGCCGCGGTCCCGGCGAACGATCGATCGTCGTCGGCGTCGGCGTCGGCGCGGTCCTCGTCGCCGAAGCCGCCGCGGATCCGGGTCGCCCAATCGCGGCCGGCTACGCCACCCCATAGGAGGCCGGAGACGTAGCCCCGATCCCGCCACGGCTCGCCGACGTGCTCCGGCGACACCGACGACGCGTCCTCCTCGTGACGCGCCCACCACGCGGCGATCTCGATCAGCTCCTGTCCCCGGATCGGGCCACCGGCGGCGAGCTGTCGCGCGCGTCGCCACCCCGCATCGGTGCCCCCGTCGACGGCGGTCCCGTGCTCGTCGCGCCACCGGAGCGCGCGCTCCGCGGCCTGCTGTACCCCGCGAGGGATCCGGTATTCCCGATCCCGGTCCGCGGCGGTGGGATCGGCGTCCGCGCGGTCGGCGTCCGCCATCGCGAGCGCGGCGGCGATATCCTCCTCCGAGGGCTCGACGGCCTCGTCGACGACGGCGTCGAGGACCGGGTAGGGGACGACCTCCGCCCCGGCGTACCGGGCGCGAGCCTCCTCCGCGGTAATGATCCCAGCGGTGACGAGGGTGGAGTCGCGGCCGGCGAGGGCGGCGTCGATCTGTGCCACCTCGAGCGCGGTCGGCGCGTCGAGGGGAGTCCACACGATCGCGCGCGCCGGGTCCGGACCGAGGGCCACGTCGTAGATCGCGCGGAGGGCGGGGGAGAGGACGTCGACCCGGATCCCCGAGATCGTCCGGTGGTAGGTCTCCCGGCCTGACTTGTCGTCGGTGCTTAGGCCGGCGGGAGGCTGGCCGATCAGCACGGTGAGCGGGATCCCCTCGACGCTGGCGATCCGCTCGTACCCCGCGACGAGGAGGTCGCGGAGACCCGAGAGCGACGCGTTGTCCCGGCCGAGCTCGTCGTCGCCGGAGAGCACCGAGAGACCGAGCACGGATCGGGATCGCTGAAACAACGCGAGCGCGTCCCGAACCGCATCGGCGTCAGCCCCGGCGAGGGCGGTCTTTCCGGCCCCGATCCGGAGCCACGGCGTCGAGAGCTCGATCCCGAGGACCGTCGCGGACGCTTGCGCGAGCTCGAGGTCGCGGAGGGCGGGCCAGTAGGCATCCACGGCGGAGAGGTCGAGACCGAGCCGCGGCGCGTCCTGCGTCGGAGAGAGGGAGAGCCCGGGGAGATACACGGCCCGGGATGCGTGCACCCGGATCGACGGCGCGGACACACCCGGCCGGATCGGCGACACGAGCCACACCGACGGGAGGAGCCAGCGCGGCGACGCTGGGTCCGTCTCCCACTCCGCCGGCCGGATCTCCGGTCCGGTGAGCACGTGCACGGCGCGGACCTCGCGAGCACCGGGCGCGAGGGGAGCCTCGAGGTCGGCGTCGTCGTCGGTGACGAGGAGGAGGATCGCGCCCCCATAGAGGCGGGCCATCGCGTACCCGTAGGCGAGCCGCTCCGCGAGCTCGAGGCGGGAGTCCAGCTCGTGCGCGACGTCGCGGTCGTCGGCGGTATCGACGCGCCACCCGGAGCGGACCGCGTCGATCGCCGGTGCCTGCACGATGCGGCGACCGATCCCCCCGGTCGCGTACACGGCGGCGAGCTCGCCATCGGAGAGCCACGCGGGGACCGAGGGGCGGGCCCCGATCCGCTTGTCGCGGCCGGCGATCCCGAGTCCGAGATCGGCCGTCGCGATCGAGTCTCGACGGGTCGGAGGCGTCGAGTCCACCGCCGGAGGGAGCGCGTCAAGGGGCGGCGGTGCAAGAGCCGCGGCGAGACGGGAGAGGAGAGAGGGTCGGGCCACGGGTCACGCTCCGAGGGCGGCTAGTGCCGATCGACGTACCACGCCAGCGGCCCCGGCGTCACGCTCCGCGATCCATCCGAGGGCGTGAGACATCGCGTCGACCTGATCGTCGTGGCTCGCCGGGAACCCGACGACCTCCTCGACGAGGTCGCCGACCCACGGCTCCGCGGCGGGGAGCTCGACGCTACCGGCGGCCCACACGCCGGAGACGGCGACGAGGCGCGCGGCCTTGCTCCCGCTCGCCGGGCGCGGCACGATCCCGGGGATCTCCCGGCGGAGGTCCTGCACGAGCGGCCGCCCCGACGACGCGTCCTCGACGACGATCGCGGACGGTCGCCACGTCGCGACGACGTCGCGGAGCGCGGCGCGCAGCTCCGGGTATCCGACGCGGTCGCGCCATTGATGCAGTAGGTAGCGCGTCGGTCCGCGGACGCCCCAAACTTGGATCACGGAGTAGTCCCCTCCCCCGGCCGTCGACGCGGCGTCGAGGGAGGCGATCACGAGGTCACACGTCCGGCGGACGGCCAGCGGCGGATCGACGTACCGGCGCGAGGTCCACTCCCGGAGGATGATCCCGCCGGAGTCGGGGGACGGGTCCTGCCCGTAGAGCGCGGCGTATTGCCGCGGTCCGAGGGTGATCCGCGCCTGAGCATGATCGGCCTCCGACATCCTCGACGGATCGAGGGCCTCACCCGGCGCGCGACCCATCGCGTCGCCGGCCTCCGCGAGCCCGGGGAACCGGAGCCGGGTCCACCGCTCGCCCCCCTGCCGCTCGAGCTCGAGGACGCGGCCGACGAGGTCGTCGACGTGCCAGCGGGTGTGCATCAGCACGATCCCGGCTCCGTTCGCCAGCGCGCGCGTCATCACGACGGAGCGATACCAGCTCCACACGGCATCCCGCTCCGCCTTTGACGACGCTTGCGCCCAATCCTTGATCGGGTCGTCGATCACGATGAGCGACACGGTCCGCCCCGTTAGCCCCTGCCCCACGCCTCGCGCGAGGTAGCGGCCGGATCCACACGCCCAATCGTCGAGGCGGTCCGTGTCGTTCCTCGCGTATCCACCCGCGGCGGCGACTTGACGCTCGATCCGGAGGTGCGGCCACACCCCGACGGCCTCCTCCGATCGGGCCTGCTCACGAGCGCGCCGGGAGAGCTCCGTCGCGAGGGAGTCGGCGTAGCTGCACACGGCGACCGATCCGGCGTAGGTCGCGAGGTGCCACACGGGCCACCGCTGCGATACCACGAGGCTTTTCCCGTGTTGCGGCGGGGCTTCGACGATGAGCCGCGGCGACTCCCCGCGCGCGGCGGCCTCCGACACGCGCTGTAGCTCCGCGGCTAGTCGACGCTGCCACCGCCGGAGCCGGACCGGGACCCCATCGGCCGGCGGCCCGTAGTCGCACCACGACGCGAGGTCGCGGCGTGCGAGCTCCCGGCGAGCGGCCGCGCGGACGGCGTCGCGGATCGCGGGATCGTCGATCTCCCCCGGCCGGACGTGGACCAGCGTCACCGCGGGACCTCGTCGTCGACGCCCCCGGCGAGGGCGACGAGCTGCTCGACGGTCGCCCCGGTGAGGTCGACGCGGATCTCGGTCGCCGACTCGACGGACGCCTCGACCTCCGCGCG